CCGGCCGTACGTGCCGCCAATCGAAAAACCGGTAAACACACCCTCAATTACCTTTTGCCAGGCTTCACTGTCCACCACCTTTACACCTACACGAATGGCTTTGGCGGCATCATCGAACAGCAATTTGATCACCTTGCCAACCGCTTTGCTGGTGTGACTATCCCGCACATTGCCAAGACTTTTTCCTTTGCTCGCTTTGTGGACGCGTTTCGACCATTCCCAGAAATGCGGTTTGGACTTTTCGTAGTCCATAATCTCGCCGCTCGAATCTGGCTGTTCGGCAGCCGCAATCCCCCATACTTCTCGGCGCACTTCAATGACCTTTTGCAATGGCACAAAGTAGGTCAGGCCTTTTTCTGTTTCTTTAGCGGCTTCTTCAAAAGCAATCGGCTCATAATCATGCGCTGTCAACCACTGGCGCGCTTCTTCAGCAGAAAACTTATCCGCATCAAAACGGATCGCCTGCAAGGTCATGCTGTTTTCACCCTTCAGTTTGCCAAAGATAGCGTGAATCCCCTCGCCGAATTGATCGTTTTCCCGGCGCAACGAATCTGAGTCAAACTTGTCGGGATCAACTAATCTAGCAGCATGTTCGTTAGGATATGGCATACAAGACTCCAAAACAAAAAAACCGGCGCAAGTAAGCAAACCACCTTGTGGTAACTCGCTTACTCTCGCCGGCTCTACCGGTTATTTATGAGAGTGTTACTGCTTGCCTATCCAAGCTCTGCTACGGAATCGGCTTACAGCCTGCCCTTCCGGGCTGAATTGTCACTGCAATTATAGAACATTTTCACCATAAAAGTCAAGTGCCTTTGAGAATATTTTCCGCAATTTTTTCTACTGCTTCCTCGAAAAGTTTTACAATCCGTTCTTTCGTCTGCTCAATTGCCGGCGTGAAATACGGGTGCGGCTTGGTTCCAAATTTGCGAATATGCGCCCAGATTGCCCGCGCCACCTGGCGGTTCTCGTCTACCTGTCTTTTGTTGCCGCCCAATCTGCGCCCCGTTTTTACTGAGTATAAGCCCGCTAGCCGCTTGATCTCGACAAACTTATATAACGGTTGGCCTGGCTCGGTAATCGAAAGCGGCGGCGTGTGCGGTTTAGTTCCGAATTCTACTGCCCGCGCATACGGCAAACCTCGCCCTGCGCCCACTTCTACGAATATTGCCTCTTTGGTTACCTGCACCTCGCTGGAAGACACACCGCCACGCAGGTCGTCGGTTACTACACTATCATTGTCGGTCAGGTTTTGCTTGATCTGATCTTCCAGCAATTTGCCGGATTGTGCGATTGCACTCCAAATCGGCGCGTAGATGCGATCATCGAGATTAGATGCCTTCCCAATGAGTTTCACAATCTCATCAAATCCCTCAATTTGCAAAACTTTTTCATCCGACATATTGACAACCCTCTACAAAATTGCTATTATATCTTTGACACGAGTGTAGTCTGGGTGAGCACACCGTTCAACGGAAGATCAGGGTGTCCCGGCCCCTGAGTGTCAAGTACCCCTAACGGGGTATTTTTATTTCCACTTATTAACTTTATGTTTCTCCTTGAGATATAACGACTGCACTTCACCATTCTTGATCGGAACAACTAAATATGAGTGAGAAGACCATTCGCGATAATATACGAACGCATCCCGATGTTTCTTTACGCCGTCATAATTTCCTTGCAAGATTTGCTCCAACATCACCTCCGCCCGCGCCAAATCTGCTATCTGCGGCGGCTTGCCTTCATAGCCAGTGAAATGCCGCCGAATATAATGCCATCTCCGTTCACCGGTCACGGTGAATTCTCCTATTCGTGTTTCCGTTTGCCAATCCGTCAATTCCTGAATGCTGTTTCGTCGATTCTCCCTCAATGGATGATCTGCTGGTAAATATTTCACCTGATCCAGCGTCACCGGCGCAACCGCACAACGGCAGTGCGGATGACGCGGTGGCAAGCCATCACCAAATTTCGGATCAATGTAGAACTTTTCGCCCAGACGAATCGTCTTGTTGTGCAATTCCCTACACTTTGGACACGCACCCGTCTGCCCGTCCAACCAGCGCATCCCGCGCACCACGCCGCTTTCCTGATAACCGATTTTTGCCCCTTGCGCATGAGCGCGAATAACTTCCGTCCGCGCAATTCGAGCCGCTCGCCAATCCGGAAAAATCGTCTGTTCCTGATTGTCTCTCAATCCCGCAATCTCATCTCGAATCTGATAGATCGTTTTACCTTCGCTCAAACCAGTAGTCACAATCTGCGAAATGCCCGTTTGTATATCCGGTAAAATACCGGCTACCAATTTACCAGCACTTTGCCGCGCCCATTCTATTGCGGCCGGCTGAATGTAATCCCATGAGAGTTTCATTTGTAATTGACGCCCGGCGCTTTGGGTGCCTGCTTTCATGGCACTGAGTATATTGCTGGTCAAAATCTCGGCTAATTTCTCGCTCCACGTTTTCCACCATACCTGGTCGTTCAAGCGAGCCAGAATGAAGCCGGGCAGTGGTTCATCCTTTGCCACCTTTTCCCTACCCGTCAGGTCTTTGAGAAATTCAGCAAACCAGCGCATTAAATCACGCTGTAAATCTTCCTCTATTCGTTCCAGCACACTTTTTACCCGATTGGCCGCATACTCAGGATGATACGGCTCAATCTGCTTTTCCAAATCATGGGTAGCGAAAGGGCTGGACTTCCCCGACCTCCTGAGCGGGGAAAAGACGCTTTTGCAAATTGCCGTTGAGAAGAGAATCAAAAACCTCAGCCGCTTCATCCGCCGTACGACAAACATTCAGCCTCGCCCGAATTTCGTTCTGCAAATCCAAAGGTAGAACATCGCTCATAAATTGCTCGCGGGTTTTCCCTTTGAAAAGCGCCACCGCATTCTGCCGCCAGCGATGCAACTCGTACTTTACCGCCCGCTCAAACAAAGACGAAAACTGCGCAGGCAGCCCGACCATCGGTGAACTTTCCCGAAACTCCCCTGGCACACCCAGCCGCTCCTGCACATACGCCGGGCTATACACCCCCATCGAGAGATACACCTGGTCAATCTGCGCCCGGCGCAATTCGTCCTCCGGCGGTTCAAGCCCGATCCATTTGAATTCTAAATACGGCCTGTGCAGATAATCCCGAATTATCCGGTCAAACAAAGATTTGAGATACCCTGTAATGGGACCAATCATCGAACGATAATGAGCGTTCTCCATTCCCTGGACGTAACCCGCTCCACCCAAACCGCTGGAAGGCACCAAACCAAACTCTGCTGGGTTGTTGCCAAATGCCCAGCAAACCACCTGCATCAGCCACTTGTCAACCTCAATTTTGTCTGCATCGCCTTGCTGCGGTTGAAAGATGGATTGCGCGCCATTGCCCGGTACAAACAAGATTTTGCTTGCTCGCTGAATGTCTCCTTTTGCCAGCGCGTCAAAATACTCAGTAAATGTGGCCAATTGTTCTGGCGTCCAATCTGGCGAAACGCTTACCAGCACACCTGGTATATTGCCCTCTGTGAACCAACCCAGCCGCACTGCATCATGCCGGATTGCTGTATTGATAGCCATCAACGCCCACTCAATCGGACTTTCACCATACGGCGTATGAGTTTTGGTGTTGAGCGGCGCATAGATCAACCGATCTGCTGAGTAATGGGTTGCCGGCATCCCATACAGAACCTGCAAATAGGCCGGCTGCGGCGGTCTGGGTATTCGCCCGCGTAGGTCAAGCAAAGGACGAATCGTTGCACCATCCACCAGGTCAAGAGATACCAGCCGTCCATCTTGCGCGTCCGGATAAATCGTTACCGCGTCAATCGTCAACAGCGTTTCCAGTAATTGATTTACCCAAGAATCGAAATCATGCACGCCGTCCGGCTGTTCAAAGAATTTGACCACTTCACCTGTGACAACCTGATAATCACCTGGCCGTTTTCCCCGTGGAATGATGTCCCACTCCAAACCGCGCACAGTACGCTTGATTAACTCAATATTCAAACGGATTTCTTTGCTGGTCTGCGCCAGAGCCCGTAATACCGAAAACGGCAATACGCCAAAACCAGCCCGCGGCACCGTTACCAAATTGATACCAGGTTGATATTCAAACAAACGCGGTGTTTCCTCTTCCAGAAGTGGCTGCGGCGGTGCACCGGGGCCAAACAGGGCCGCATTTGCCGCCTGCGCCATTTGAACCAACGCACCCAACCGCACGGTCAAATCAGTTTTGATTGCGTCCATTCTTCTTCTCCAATTCCATACGATAGAAATCGACAAGCCCCGCATAATTGGGTTGCAGGGCATTAAATGCCCCAACGGTTGCATCTACCTGATCATCATGCTCGGCGGCCGGAAAG